TTTCCTGTATACCCTGGTGAAGTAGTTATATTACAAGCTCCACCTAAGTCTATGAAAACAATGCTATTACAAAATCTAGTTAATAGATTTAAACGTAATACATATTTCTTAGAAATGGAAATGAGTCCACGTCAAATGTGGATGAGATTTGTAATGATTGAAAATAAATGGAGTGAAGAAGAACTCAAAGAATACTATAGCAAATATGCTAATGGTATCAGTGATAATTTCAATTGGTTAACAGTGGATTATAGTAGCTGTTATGCCTATGAATTACAGAAAAGAATACTAATGTTACCACAGAAACCTGAAATAGTTGTTGTTGATCATATGGGTTTGTTTAAAACTCAAAAGAATGATAACAATATGAAGGTAGAAGAGGTATCACAATCGTTAATGGAATTAGCAGTACAAAATAATATTATTGTATTTGCTGTTTCTGAAATTACTAAAACTGCATTCACAGAAGGTATGAATATAGCATCATCTAAAGGTTCATTTAGAGTTGCTTATAATGCTAATAAAGTTCTATCTCTAACGCCATATAAAGATGAGAATAAATTAATCAAATCTTTACACTTAGAAAGTACTGCGAATAGAGAAAGAGAACAGTTAGATATACATCTTCCTGTTAAGAATTCAGTAATAGGATAACTTATAAACCGAGGGATATGGTACAGATGCGTAATCAAGCTTAAGCGTCCATATTGGAGGGAGATAATCCGAAACAAAGGAATGACAGATTATCGAGGAAAAAGTGTAGGTTTATAATACAAATAAGAAGGGGAAATATGAATCCGTATCAAGAAATAAGAAAAGTACCACTAGATTATAGTGGAATTAAATCATCAGCTTATGCTGTCCAAAGATATGATCAAGATAAAGGATGGAAAGAAGCAGGTGTAGTAGGTGCTAACTATATGTTATTACCTAATCAAGAAGTAAAAGATATTGCTGATGATATAGTAGATAGTGCTGCAATAGATTTTGAAGTAGATAAAGAGTTCTTTAATGGTAAGAACTATATGTTATCATATAAAGCAAAAGATTGTTTAGATGATGGTACTATACCAGAAGCTTGTATAGGAGATCTAAATCTTGGAATACAATTTTGGAATAGTTATGATGGCTCAAGATCATTTGGATTTTCATTAATGCTTTATAGATTAGTATGTCTAAACGGTATGATGAGTAAACTGCATCTACAAAACCATAGATTTAAGCATTCACCTGGTTCTGAGAATTGGAATAAACAATTAGAAGCTATGGTGCATGTGATAAATAATTCTCAAGATGGGAATAATAAAGGACTAAATCAAATGGTAGAAGGTATTGCAGCTTTAAATAATATGAGAATATCTTCTAAGAAACTTGGTCACATAAGACATAATTTCTTAAAAGAAATACCAACAGGAGTATGGGGTGAAATTACAGATAGATTTCTTGATCCTGTAGGTGAATATCATTCTGAGACTAATGGCTGGGGTTTACTTAATTCTGCTACAGACATATTGTGGCATAAAGAAAAGCCTACATTAGCTTCATACAATCAAAATTCTATCATTACAGATGGATTAATAATGGCAGCTACAGCATAATTGAGTTGTTGGGATTGTAAATATCAAAAATTGGGAGGGATAACTTTACTTGGTTATTGTCTATACTGGGAGCGGTTGGACAAACCTATAAAAGAAATTCCTCCCAATATTGTTGATAAAGGTTGTAAATTTGAAACACAAGAGGAAAAAGAAGTAATAGAACAAATGAGTTTATTCTAATGAAATATAAAATGATGCAATGTATACAATGTGGGTCTTATTTATCTGCTATGGCTTGTCAATTTGGCTGTCCTAAATGCGGATATAAAGACGGTTGAAGCATACAAGAATCTCAGTTAGAGATTGTAGATATAGAGGAGATTAAAAATGACTCAAAAAGAAATGAAAGTCGTAATGGACAAGATATTCAAAGAGATCCAAAAAATGAGAGAAGCGGGACAAAAAGAGTACGCAAGAAAAAACTCGAACGCATTCGCTAATTTTGAAAGAGTTGGATCTAATTTAAATATATCCAGAGAAAAAGTTTTACTAGTATATCTTCTTAAACACATAGATGGTATATGTTCTTATGTAGATGGACATATAAGCCAGAGAGAAGATGTAAGAGGAAGAATAACTGATACTATAGTATATTTATGTTTACTATGGGGAATGATAGAGAATAATGAAAAGGAGATGTATGGCAAAAGAAAAGAAAACTAAAAAAGATCATATTACAGAGTTATACGAATCTGTAAATGAGATTATTGATTATTGCAATAAACTTGATTCAAGATTAACACAAGTTGAATTAAAATTAAATCAAGCAAGAGGAAGGATGGGATTAGATGGCTAATAAAAGAAAACCAACTATGAACGAAATGAAAACAGCTGTAACTAATGTTATTAAACATATGTCCTACTTACAAAGCAGAATAGATCAATTAGATTCTGTAATGGCTGGATATTTGGAATTCAAATCAGATCACAAGAAGTTTCCCAGCTGGTTTAAAGATAAAGTAGATAAACAAAAGGAGAAAGATGAACAATCCAAAGTTTCAGAAAGCTCTACTGGAAATAAAAAAGTTAGTTCAGGAAAAAAATAACTTATTAGAAATAATACAAAATCTAAAAATATCTTTGCATAATGCTAGACAAGAACTGAGTAATTTAAAATTAAATAAAATTAACCATGCAGCTGAAGCTGAAGAAGCTATGAAAAGATATACAGATAAATTAAGAAAAGAAAGCGAGCAAAATGCCAAGCAAAAACAAAGCAAGAGGAAACAGGTTAGAGAGACTAGTTGTTAATCAAGCTAAAGAAGTAGGTATAGAAGCTATTAGAGCATACGCTAGTAACGGATTATCATTGGGTGAAGCTGAAGATGTAGATGTTAAAATTGGCGAATTCAAAGGTCAATGTAAAATGCGTAAAAAGATTGCGTCTTTTATGAAACCACCAGAAAGTTGTGATATAGCATTAATTAAAGAAGATAGAGAAGATACTTTAGTAGTTATAAGGTATCAAGATTTTCTTAATATGATATTGAAACAAATGGGGGTATTATGAGTAGAAGAATGCAATTAGAATTGGTTAAAATAGCAAGTTTAGCTTTGGAAAGAGCAAAAGATGTTAATACATTTACTTTTCATGAATCTTTAAATTCTATTGAAAGAAATATAAGGAAAGTAAGAAGAGTATTCACTAAGTATTAATTAACCTAGAGATAAGGCGGGGAAACTCGCCTTTTCTTAAAATCCTCTCAATGCTTTTAATGCATTCTTATTAATGTCATTTGTTTTAGATTTCTTTTTAGATAGTTTAAGCTTAGGTAATATTTTACCATCATATATTTTATCTTGAACCCAAGGTAATACTTTTTCCTTCCTTGTTTTAGTAAGCCATTTAGGAGAATACATTCCAGTTTCTACTTGAATTGCTCTACCCCAATCTTTATTTAATAAAGCTGGTATAGTATGCCAAGCACTTCTTGCTCCTTGGATACTGAATATTCTAGCTACATTATACCACCATTTTGGATCATTTGGATCATAATTTAAATTTCTATGTTCAGCATAATCTTCTGAAGTTAAATTCCACCAATCAAACAATTCACCAGCTGTTATTATATCACTTGCAAATGGACCTAAGTTACCTCGTATAGGTCCTTTTCCAAAATAAGCATTAAAATGAGCATTTCTTTCTTGCTCAGTTCCATTAGGAGAATTTCCAAAATAATCTAATAATTTAGCAGCTTCTTCTATCATTGGATTTTCTATTAATCCTCCAGTAGAAGATTTATCACCTTTTGATTTCTTTTCTTCTGCAAATGGAGATATTCCAAATGCAGAAAAAGCACCACCTATATCAACATCAAATGCTAGAGCAGCTAATCCTGGTATTAATGTATATAATGCTGCAAATCTCATACCTCTAGATAAGTTTTCACTAACCTGTTTTTGACCAGTGATTGGATTTTTTTCTGTAAATTTAAACGCCTTTACATCTCTAGCTGCATCTCTAATTAAATTATATTGCATATCAAAGAAAGCAAATTTAAAATGTTGATATTGACCTATAATTTTACCAGGTCTAGTTTGAAGAATTCTAGCTTTAGCCCAATTATCATAATCATAATGAATAGTTTTAACCATCTCAAGAGCTGTATTTCCAGCAATTTTCTCAATATGATCATATAATTGAGATTTGCTTGGAGCTTTACCCTTATTTTTTTCAGTTAATTTCTTAATATGATAATCAATTCTTCTTTTTTCAGCTAAAAATGATAAAGAAAATGCCATTTCAAATGTTCCTATTCTATTTGCATTCTCAGCCCACTGCATAGTAACAGCTGCTTTTTCTGTTATCTTACTTACAGCGTCAGCTACCTTTTTAGAACCTGTTTCTCCAGAACCAGATAAAACAAGTTGTCCCATTTTATTTGTTTCAAATCCTTTTGGAACTAATTGAACATCTATAGATCCTCCAGTTGCAGCAGCAATATTAGCAGCTTCTTTTTTCTCACCCATAAGCATACCAAATCTTTTAAGTTGCCTTGAAACCATACCTGCATTATCTACTTGTGCTTCACCTTTCTCAAACTCTCTACTAGTAGTATTTAAAAATCTTTTCCTTTGTCTATATCCACGTTGTCCAAAATATACCCAATTAAATAAAGATTGCATTCTATTTTTTAAACCACCTTTAACACTCCAACCTAATTTAGATATATATTCAAATCCATTAATAATACGAACATAATTATCCATAGCTGCTTTTGTCCCACCATTATTCATTAAAGCTGTATCTTTTATTTCTCTTATAGTATTAAATAAATGTCTTGCATATTCACCTATATCAGCTTTACCATTATTGACATTATTATTTCGTATAGCTTTTACCAATTCTTTACTTACATTTGCATAAGAATGATTTATTCTTGATCTCATATTAAATGAAGCTACATCATGTACATATTTATTAAGATAATATACAGGATCAAGAGAATAATATTTCTCTGTTTCACCTGCTTTCTTAAGCCTATTGCTTATAGCATCAGGGCTTAATTCTCTTATTATTGTAGCTTCTATTTCAGCAGCACTAGCATTATTCCAATTTTCTTTATTGCTAGATTTTGCATAAGCTACTAGATTATCCATAATATTTGATAGCTCTATAACATATTTAGGAGAATATTGTTTAATACCTACTACTTTTTTACCAGAGTCTCCACTTAAAGTAATATAAGGAACTTCTTTTTTTGTCTTAGGGTCTAAAATTGTATAAGCATTTTTATCATTAGGTATAAAGATACCCTCTTTTTCTTTATACAAATTATTTAATACTAAATCATTAGAATCTGATTTAATCAATAAAGCTTCAATTTGTTCTTGTATTTTATCATGAGCTTTCATAAGATGTTTTCTTTGACCTGAATCTGTTAAAGTTTCTATAGTTCTTCTTGCTGCAATAGCGCCATTGAGTAGATTTTTCATACTTTCAGATCTTAATATATTCCATTCTGAAACTATAGCTCTTTCTGGTTCAGTTTTAGGAATAGCTTCCATAGTTAAAAGCTTTTGAAATCTTCTCATGGTTTTACCAGCAACAGTTTGATTATCAGCACCTTTCTGCCCCAAATAATCCATCAAATTCTTTAAAGCTTCTCTTTTCATTTCACCTTGTTCAGCTCTCATTAATATTTGTTCTAGTTTTACGAAGTCTTTGTAACTATCTTTACTCATTCCCTGTTCGCCCATCATTTTATACATATTTTGAATAATAACATCTATATGTTTAGAGCCTTCTTTAACTTGTCTTTGATTATA